CCGGCTTATTTTTGGCTTGGTTTACTAGGCGGAGTTTTAGAGAAGAACATAAAAAGCTTTATCAAGAAACAATCGAAAATCAACAAAAAAAAGCAAGCAATTAACCCCCACTAAATAAGGTAAACAAATGTTAACTAATCACCTATCAATTTCTATCGCTGAGACAGTAGACGACGCACCAAACTATAACGACAAAGACGAATTCAAAGCCATTAAACTTGATAAATGCGTCATCGTTAAAAATGGCACCAAAGAAGGGAATACAACGGTTGACATTCAAATGACCGACGCCGACGGTAATAAATTTGTCGCCCTGGTAACAGGTAAAATATTAAAAGCTGTTGCACAAACTATTGACGGAGCAGAGGCCCGATAATGATAAAAGAAGTCACTAAACCAGAAACAATCGCTAATGTTAGCGTTGACGAACAAACCATAGCCACACTTGAAGATTTACTATCTAAAGCTAAAACCGGCGAGTTGAAATCAATCATGTTCGTTGATAAATATAAAAATGGAGAATGTGGCCACGGTTGGGCCGGCAAGCCTGACCAACAAATGATAGGCGAAGTTGAGAATTGCAAGTTTAATATTCTTTCGCAAATGTACTTCCCGGTAATGCCGGAATAGTTTAAAAAGTTTATGTGACCGGGTACGACGCTAGCAGGGTAGAACGCTAGCCCGCCATTGAGGAAAATCGAGCCAGCGCTTCACTGGCCCCGTTTGAAATTTCGGGTTTCTCGATGGCTTCATAATTCAATTATTTAACGTGGATGCTTTATGATTAATTCCGTCAATACAAATATAGAAATAAAACTGCATAAACCGCGAATCGCAGCTAGTGAGGTTGCCGTTTACTACGAACGACTTAACAAGGCTTGTCGTGCCGCTTCAAAAGCCATTCAAAAGGCAATTGACAAGCAAACATATACCTTGTTATTTGGCGAGGATAAAAGCCCCTATTGCAACCCTGAATGGATTGGATTAAAAGACTTGTTAAAACGAATTTCTAGGCAACCTTTTTTTACACATAAAACCGCTAATTTAATGCGCTTAAATTCTGAATTGATTTATGCCACTAGGCTGGAATTCTAAAAAATGAAAATATCAATGACCGCAAATGAAATTCTCGCTGAATTAACAAACCTGAAAAAAGTAACTCATAACCTATTTGCTAAAGGCGAATGGATGAAACTTAATGGTTTTGAACTGGAATTCGAAGACGGTTGTACTTGTCCATTACATGAATTTTGGGCCATACGCCAGGACGAATACTGGCAAACAGGCTGGTCAATTTTTAAAGAAAACAGCTAGGAAAATTTAATGCCAAAGTCATATCATTATTTAAGTTTTAAATGGCATGTAGTATCAGAAATAACCGACTCAGACAAAACTTTATTTGTGGTAAAACGTTGGCGAAAGGAAAAACAACGGTGGCACTATGAAGTGTTAACTAAATTTATGTTTGAACACATAACTCAGCAATAGGAAGCGGAACAGATGGAAAAGAAAGACTTAATACCCGGTCAACATGGCGTTGAATCACGCGACGGCGATAGATACATAGTTGCTCATAGTGATTACAGCCGAAAGCCTTTTTTATTAGGTAATAAGTCATATACGGGGCTTGATGGCTACAAAGATAATTTACGCCATGGCGAACATAGCACTTTAGATATTGTTAAGGTTTTTACCTTGCGCGAATCGTCATTGAAATTTCAACGACTCGACGAAGACACTATCTGGGAAGAAGGCGGCAAACAAGCGTGTGAATCTAAAATTGACGCCGCACAATCTAAAATAGGCTTGCATAAATATAAAATAGAATGCCTGGAAGAAGATATTGAGCAGTTAAAAAGCCAACTAAATAACAAAGAAACCAGTTAAATTTTACACCCTGTTACAAAGTGACGTTAACCGCTAATTTCGCCTTTACTACATGGTAGGTTTATTGATACCGTATTTACCACGTTGGATTGTTACGTCTAACGCATTAAACCCATTGCATGTTTTTGTTGAATATCTTCTCTATTTTAAACCAAGCCTAACCGCTTGGTTTTTTTTATGGGCCGTTAAACATTCTGGCAACCTAAACTAACTATTCGCCTGGATTAGTTTTTGCGGGGTTCGACTCCCCAACGGCCCGCCACCTTTTCAAATAAGATCTAATATGTCTAAAAAAACACTTAGCTTAAACGTACTAGCTACGCTCGTTGTACCTTTAATTCTTGCTGCATTAGCTATCTATTGGTTAACCGGCGATTACGGTCCTAGTCAATCATTAGCCCACAAAGCAAGCGCGGCAATATTGGCCCTGGCTATTTTATTTTGTTGGTTACGAATAGCCGACTTAATTATGGGTATTGATACATCAAAGGTATTTACTAGTGAAAATCAAAGCGGTCAATTATCTTATTTTAAGTGGCGCTATATGGCTACAGCCTTGCTCATTGGCCTGGTCTTCGCCTTCGCTTAAATACGACATACATTTTAAAACCTCCTTTGCTAAATGGATGCCCGGCCACGATTACAAATGGTTAAAGGCGCAATGTTGGCAAGAAAGCCGATTTAAACGCTTTGCTGTTAGCCCCGTTGGCGCTAGTGGTATTTGTCAGTTTATGCCAGGTACCTGGAAAGAAGCCCAGGCAAAATTAAACAATAACCATTCTGTTTTTAATATAAGGGCCAACATCGAAGCGGCGGCCTGGTACGACAATAAAACGTATCATTTTTGGACGGCCCCAAGGCCACAATTAGATAAATATCAATTAATGCTAGCCGGGTATAACGCCGGGCCTGGCCACTTGCTCAACGCTCAAAAGAAATGCGGCGGCGCAAATGGCTACTATCAAATTATATGTTGCTTGCCAGAAATCACCGGCAAACATGCCATAGAAACTATTAATTACGTTGAAAACATAACCGGTTATAAACACGATTTAGAGTATTAATATGCTGTCATTTATCAAAGGTTTTTCGCTACTTTCAAGCATTAAATTACTCGTGTTTTCTACCCTGGCTTTATTAGCCTTTTTTGCTTATCAAAACCACCAGGCACTAAAAGCCCAGGTATTAGAGCAGCAAGAAGCTATTGGCATTTATAAGCAGTCGCAAGCCCAAGCCAAACAAACCAACAACGAAAACAATCAAGCTATTAGCTTTCTTAAAGCGCGAATTATCGCACAGCAAAAGCAACAAGCCAGGCACGAAAAATCATTACTAATCGCCCAGGCTAACCAAGCAAAAACTAACCAAGAATTAGCAGATTTAAGGGCGCAAAATGAAAACGTTAAACAATGGCTTGATACTAGCCACGATAGCGCTATTAGCCGGTTGCTCAACAACGCCCGCGCCCGTTATACAAACGATAGTAAAAAAAGAAATAATTAAGCTAGTGCCACCACCGCACTATCTAACCCCCGTTAATATTCCGAAGTACAACGGCCAAACCGGCCAGGATCTTATTAATCACATTGATATTTTATATTTGCAGATAACCAAAGCAAATTTACAACTAAAACAAGTTAAGGAATGGGCGAATAATGACTAACAGCACAGGTAACTTAGGGCAAGATTTATTAGCCTGGTTTTTCGCATTATTTACAGCGGTAGCGGGTTTTTCCTCGCTTGAAAGGTGGGCGTTAATTACCGGTATTGTTTGCACTATTTTTACCACTGTATCTAGTTATCTTTCCCGGAAAGCGACGTTAAAAGCCACGCTGGCCACGTTAGCCGCATCAGAAAACAAATAACTAAATGGCTACGCAAATAGAGCTAGCCGAATGGTTAGGCGTTACCGATAGGCAAATAAGAAACCTTGAAAGCGCCCACCATATACCCGGCAAAAGAGGCCGGGCCGGTTACGATATTCAAGAATGTGTTTTGTCTTATATCAGGTACCTACAAGGCAACCAGAAAAAAGGCACAAAAGTTACTCAACCTGGCGAAGACCACGACCCAGGAAACCCCGACGAAATAAACGGGATCAATATGTCGCACGAAGAAGCGCGACACGCAAAATTAAGAAACGATAAATTAGATCTGCAAATTGGCGAGTTAGAACGAAAGCTAGCAGCCGTCGAACTAATTGCACTAACACTATCAACGGCTAGCGCGGCCGCCGCCGCTATCTTAGACACCATACCGGGAAACATGAAACGCCGAAACCCAAGACTCAAAGCTAAAGATCTCGAATTAGCTAAAAGCGAAATCGTTAAGGCCATGAATGCAATCTCTAGAATTGAGTTACCCGACAACTACTATAAAGGCTTGTCAGGCAGCGACTAAACAAGGCTTGTCGCCGTTTCTTCGCCCTTCGCCACTAAGTTTATCTAAGTGGGCCGCCGAAAACTTTTATCTATCGGCCGAATCCTCTTATGTACAAGGTAATTGGACCGCTATTCCCTGGCAAGTTGCCATTATGGATTGCATATCGCACGACGATATAAAAGAAATAAACTGGATAAAATCGGCGCGTGTTGGCGCTACCAAAATAATGTTGGCCGGAGTGGCTTATTTTGCCGCCCACAAGCCAAGAAACCAAATTTTTTACCAGCCTACAGACGGCGACAGCAAAGAATTTGTAAAGACAGAAATTGATACTATGATCCGCGATTGTCCAGCGGTTCAAGCGGTTTTCCCTTCATACGGAACCAAGAACCCTGGCAATACCGACGCCTTAAAAATGTTTACCGGTTGTAAGTTAAACCTTAAAGGTGGCAAAGCAGCCAAGAACTACAGGCGCTTAAGCTCAGACGTCAACTGGTACGACGAATTAGCCGCATTCGATAACGACATAGAAAAAGAGGGCGACCCTTTAACGTTAGGAGACAAGCGTTTAGAAGGTAGTTTTTACCCTAAATCGGTTCGATGTACCACGCCCAAAACGGCCCACGACAGCTTAATTGATAAAGCCGTTGAAGCCTCAGATTACTATTTTAAATATTATCTGCCTTGCCCGCATTGTAAAGAGCATCAAGTTTTAGAGTGGGGCGGCCCTGATTTGGGTTACGGCTTTACCTGGACAGATAACGACCCTAATACCGCCGCTTATAGCTGTAAACATTGTCAATGCACCATAGACAACGACGAGTTGCCGGATATGTTAGAGGCTGGTTATTGGCAAACAGAATGTGGGGTAAGAATTGTAACCGGCGACGTTTTAGAATTTATCGACGCTACCGGCGAACAGCTAGAAACCCCTCGTTCAGTAGCCTTTCATGTTTGGACGGCATACAGCCCATTTGTTGCCTGGTCTGAAATTGTCCGGGGATTTATTCAAGCAAACAAAGCGGCACAAAATGGTGATATTACCAAGTTAAAAACCTGGATAAATACCACCAAAGGCGAAGCCTGGAAAGAAGACAACGAAGGCGAAACGGTCGATTTTGAACTACTGCATAAACGCCGGGAACATTACCCGCGCAAAGATAAGCAATTACTCGTACCAGAACGCGGGCTAGTGTTGGTCGGCGGTTGGGATATGCAAGACGACCGGATCGAAGGGGAGACTCGCGCTTTCGCGTTGGACGGTGAGAGCTATCTCGTTGATTACTTTGTACTTTACGGTAATCCAGCACAGCCGTATTTATGGGAACAATTAAAAGAACGGGTAACAAAAACCTATACCAGAGTAGACGGCAAAATCATGCCCATCACTCGTATATGTTTTGACTCAGGCGGCCATTTTACCGACGCGGTTTATAAGTTTTGCAAACCCTGGCCGAATCAAAAAGTTATCCCTTCAAAGGGGTCAAGTGAGTACGACAAACCGATAGCAACCTTGCCGCCGAAGAAGAACGACAAGGGCGTTAGATTGTTGCGTATTGGTACCGATACCGCGAAAGACCTTATTTACAATTGGCTAACCATTGAGAGTAACAACCCCGACGAACCAATTCCGGGCTACTGTCATCATCCGATAGCCGAATTTGCAAGCGAGGCGTACTTTAAACAGCTTTGTGCAGAAGAAAAAGTAGAGAAGCTTACCAAAGGTAAAAAACGCTCTGTATACGACGCTAAGGGCCGCAGAAACGAAGCACTAGATTGTTTTGTTGGCAGCCTGGCCGCTTGGCAAGTTTCTAAACAACATTTTGGGTTAAACATGGAAGATTTAGCCGGTGGCAATCAAGGCGCTAATTCATTAGCAGATATAGCCAAACGATTAGGAAGTTAAACAAATGTCTCAAGCATTACTTACCGAAGCTGAAACGGCTTTGCATACGTTAATTATTGGCAAAAAACCGGTAAGTGTTACGCGCAACGGGCGAAGCATTACCTACCAGATAACCGACGAACAAACATTACGCCAATATATTAGTGAATTGAAAATAGGCATTGATAGCAGCAAAACCCGTCGAGCAATCGGAGTATCTTTTTAATGAATAACTCACTTATTGTTGATAAAACCGGCGAACCATTTTCGTTAAAAAAAACGGCAAATGCTTTTCATTCAGCCGGTAGTGGTCAAAATAACGAATTATCTAATTGGGGCGCAACACCGCATACCATGGATAGCGCTTTATTGCCTAACCTGGAAACATTAAACGCCCGCACCGGCGACGCAACCCGCAACGGTGGCTTTGCTAAAGGCGGCGTACAATTACACGTTGATCATGTCGTCGGCCACCAATGGAAAATCGTTTGTAAACCAAATTTTGAAGTTTTAGGGATTGATCCTAAAGTTGGTCGAGCCTGGGCTAAAAATGTTGAAGCACAATTTACCGATTACGCAGAAGACCCGGATTGTTGGATTGATGTTGAACGCAAACGCACCCTAACTATGATGGTTAGAAATGCAACGCATATCCACACTATCAAAGGCGAAATATTTGCTAAAATAGAATGTGTGAAAAAAGGGTTAGGGCGCCACTATCAAACCGCTGTAAACCTTATTGATACCTCAAGAATTTGCAACCCAAATGATCAAGACAATACAGATAAAGTAAGAGCAGGTGTAAGGCTTGGGCTATATGGCGACGCGCTAGGCTATCACGTTAGAACATCAAACCCGGCCGATGCGGTTTTAGGTGATATGCGCCACGCCTGGCGTTATATTCCTAAACGCTTAAAGTGGGGCCGTATGCAAATGTTGCATATTTTTGAACCCGAAGCCGAAGGACAAACACGCGGCGGCAATGCCTTTTTATCGGTCCTTAAAAAATTACCCATGTTGCAAAAGTTGCAAGACGCAACGCTACAAAATGCCATTGTAAACGCTATGTATGCAGCGGTTATTAAGTCGGAATTAGACACCGAAACCATGAGCAATGTTTTAGGTGGCGAAACGAAAGCCCTTGAAACATTTATGGGTGCAAAAGCCGATTGGCACGACCAAACAAATATAAGAATGAATGGCGTAAAAATCCCCCATTTATTCCCTAATGAAGAATTAAGTCTTTTAACCGCAGAAAACCCAGGCCAAAGTTTTGGCGATTATGAAGCGTCGATATTGCGCGAAATAGCCGCCGGTCTAAACCTCAGTTATGAGCAGTTAAGCCGTGATTTTAGTAAAACAAATTACGCCAGTGCTAGAGCCGGTCAAGCGTTATCCTGGAAATATTTTCTAGGCAAACGAAAAACTATTATCAAAGTATTTTCAAGTCAAATTTTTACTTGTTGGTTAGAAGAAGCTATCCAAAAAGGGACCGTTAAATTACCAGCGGGGGCGCCGAGCTTTTATGAAGCAAAACACGCCTGGTCACGTTGTGATTGGATTGGTGCCGGTAAACCTATTATTGACGGTTTGAAAGAAGTTAAAGAAGCGGTTGAAAGATTAAAAGCCGGTTTATCTACTTACGAAATCGAAGCGGCCAATTTAGGCGAAGACTTCCAAGAACTATTTGAGCAACAAGTTAGAGAGGCCGAAACGCTAGCCAAGTCAGGACGCAAACCGATTTGGGAGCAAGAAAAAGGCGCAACCAATCAACCAGAAACACAAGAAGCTCCAGGCACCCACACTTACAACACCGACCAGGATTAAACATGGCTAAACATTTTCAATTATTAAACAAATTGTTTAATACGCCGCTTGCTGTAACGCCCGACTATTACCGCACTATTTGCGGCGCATTAGCTGACAGATTAAACATCGACAAGCTAACCGCAACCGAAGGCGAAGAAGACAGCAACAGCTTAAAACAACGTGCCGAAAACTTTAATGCTGACCGACCAGAAAACCGCCGTTATTTTTACGATGGTTTTACCGATGGCGTGGCAACGCTAACCATTGAGGGATCTTTAGTTCACAAATACGGCTATCTAAATCCTGTTTCTGGCATGACCGGTTACGACGGTATTAAACGCCGTATTGACTACGCGTTATCAGACCCCGAATGTAAACAGATAATGTTAGATCTTGATAGCCCCGGTGGCGAAGTTGCCGGTTGTTTTGATTTAGCAGATTACATTTACAGTATTCGTGGTAGTAAAAAAATTACTGCTTATGTGAATGATTTAGCCGCGTCGGCTTGTTATGCCATTGCTAGCCAGTGTGACGAAATATTAATTAGTCAAACAGGCCGGGCCGGTAGTATCGGCGTGATAATGGCTCACACCAATATCAAAGAAGCATTAGCCGCCCAGGGCCGCGAAATTACCTTGATTTTTTCAGGGGACCACAAAGCCGACGGCAACCCTTACGAAGCTTTACCCGAGCCGGTTAGAGCGCAATTTCAAACGGAATGTACCGAAGCCCATCAGCAATTTGCTGAAAAGGTAGCGCGTGGCCGTGGTTTAAGTGTTAAAGCAATACTTGATACTCAGGCGCGTATGTACTCAGGACAAACCGCCGTTGACATGGGCCTAGCCGACAAGGTTATAGCTAGTCACGAAATTATTCCGCACTTGGTTAGCCAGGGCGCGGGAAACAATCAATCTTTATTCCTGGCAGATTCGCCAGTTTCATTAAACGCAGAGGTAACAGAAATGCCAGATAAAAATAAACAAACGAAAGTAGCCGAAGTTGTAGACGACAAAAAGAAAAACGCCGTTGTAACAGCCCCGGAAGATAAAAACCTAGACGCCGGCGCACAAATGCAACAGCGAATAGCCGGAATTATGGATAATGACTTGTCAGCAACTAACCCCGGCTTATCAAAGCATTTAGCTTTTAATACCTCGTTGTCAGTTGTTGAAGCTGAAAGCATTATGAAAGCCGCCGACGCCGACCGCCCGGAAATTACCGAAGCGCCAAACCAAGACGCCGCCGCTTCATTTTCAAAAGTGCTAGCCGATTCGTCAGCCGAACCAATCGCACCGGAAGCCGACGAAACAGAAGGCACCGACCAACTAGCCCGCGTACTCGCAGCAGCAGACGCCGCCGGTATTCAATAATCATTAGCCGAAGGCGTTAAACCACGCCAACGGCGTTTATAACTTTTAACCACCAGGAGCATTAAAAATGCCAATTGCACAAGCAGAAGAACAGGTTTACACCCGTAAAAATTTAAAAAGTGGTTCAAACACCATTAATTCTAATAGCGTTACCGTAGCCGGTGGCCAGGGCGTTTTAGCTGACAACACAGTTATGGCCGTAGCGAACAACGGCAAAGCGGTAAAACATAATCCAGGTAGCGCAGACGCCGGCACCAAAATTGCCAAGTTTGTTTTACCTAATGGCTTTGACACTACCGCCGGCGATAAAGTTGCTAGCGTTTATACATCAGGCTCTTTCAATCCAGCCGAACTGGTTTGGGATGGCGCAACAAATACGCTGTTGTTACAACAAGCCGCGTTTGCTGGCACACCTATTTCAATCCGTAAACCACTCGCTAGAACTTAACAATAGTTAAGTTTATTTACTCTTAAATAGCCCGCTTATCGCGGGTTTTTTTATACCCAAAATTCAAAAATTCAAACATTAGGATAACCCAATGGAATTATTAGATACCCGTACCATGCTTGGTTTAACGGAAAAGAAAAAGCCGTTTCAACCATTTTTATTAAATGCTTTTTTTCGTCGTGAAATTCGTTTTACTACTAAAAAGGTTGACTTAGAAAAAGTAATCAAGTCAAACCGTTTAGCGCCGTTAGTTTCGCCAGTTGTAGCCGGCCGAGTAATGGAAAAAGACGGCGGTACAATGATGAGCTTACAACCAGCTTACGTTAAGCCAAAAGATGTAATCGACCCGGAAGACGTTATCGAGCGTATGGCCGGCGAAGCGATAGGCGGCGAATTAACGCCGGATTCTCGCGCTTTAGCCTTAAAAGCTAAGTACCTGGTAGAACACGAAGAAGCTATTTTGCGCCGTGAAGAATGGATGGCTTCAAGCCTATTAGTTCACGGTAAATTCACGCTGGCAGGCGACGACTACCCTACGGTAGTAGTTGACTTTAAACGTTCAGCAGAAAATACCCCGGACGTTTCCGGCGGCGCGCGCGATTGGTCAACACTTACTAAAAGTTCAACTATTCCAGAAGAAGATTTAGAAGATTGGATGTCTCGCGGTACTAACCCTATCGACATTATGATCATGAACAATAAAACGTATCGCACGTTTACTTCTTTTGACTCAATTAAAGAGAAGTTAAAAGATCATAGTGGTTCAAAAACGACCTTAGAAACAGCCTCTTTTAATGGCCGCTTAATTGCTCATATGGGTAATTATGGCGAAGTTGAAGTTTGGGTTTATACCGGCGTTTATGAAGACGACGCGGGCGTATCACAGAAGTTTATTCCTGATGGTCATATTGTTATGGCTAACAGTGGCGCCGAAGGTGTACGTCTGTACGGTGCTATTTTAGACCCTCGCGCCGGCTACCAAGCTTTACGTCGCTTCCCTAAAAACTGGATAAGCGAAGATCCGGCGGCAGAGTTCATTATGACTCAATCTAGCCCGCTGGTTTGTATGCCAGATCCAGATGAAATTGTAAGTGCAAAAGTTTACTAATCAAACAACCGATAAGTAAATAATTATGAAGCCCGGACACTATCAAAAAAGTGTGTCGGGCTTTTTTATTCCCCTCTTAATTCCAGGTAGAAATTATGTCAAAGCCAGAAACCGCAGCACAAGAAAAAAAGCGTTTAGCCAAAGAAGAAGAACAACGTTTAGCAGACCTGAAAGAAGAACAACGTTTAGCAGATTTAAAAGAAGAACAGCGTTTAGCCGACTTAGAAGAACAACGTTTAGCCGACTTAGAAGAACAGCGTTTAGCAGACCTGGAAGCCGAACAACAAGAACAGCCAAAAATAAACTTAATTTGTACTGCTTATCACGAAGACAACGACGCCGACGGCAATAAAGTTTGTTACCACAAAAACGACGTTATTGAAGGTTTAAGCGAAGACGCAGCTTATCAGCTAGTTAGTCGTAAAAAAGCCGTTTACGCCGCAGAAACCGAGTAATGAGCGCCTTCGACGAACACTTAGCAGACCTTGACGCGGCGCAACATGAACTATACGCCGATAGCGTAACGGTTAACGGTGTACACGTTGAAGGCATTGAAGACCAAGATACCCTTGTTTTTGATGGCGTTAATACCGAAGTTCGCACCCTGGAAATTTACACCAAGGACGAGCCAGCAGGGCTAGGGTTTAATCAAACCGTCGTTACCAGTAGCGGTAGCTATACCATTCGAAATTACACCCGCGAAGACGGAACAACAACCATTTATTTACAGGATTAATTAGCATGAGAATTATATTGAAATGCGGCACAACGATTGCCGGTGAAAAAGTACCTATGACAAGTATCAGTAAAGGTAAAAAACCTCAAGCTGAATACACTTGTTTAGAAGCACCAGACGTTGAAGCCCGCGCCGCGATTAATCGCCAACACGCCGCTTTAGCCACTGTTAACGATGAAATTAACTTTACCTTAAAAGCTGTTAAATAATGGCCGCTTTGCCGGCTAAAAAGTTTAGCCGGGCAAAGCTAAAACCACGCCAAGCTATTCACAAGCAAGCGCAAGGGATCATGGATTTATTCCATGATTTAGGCGGTATAACAGCCCCAACCGTGGCCGCTAGAACAGTTAATAAAATAGCGACCAGGGTGATTAGTGGCGCCGTACCTAAAGCGTCAAAAATGGCCAGTGTTGACCCGTATCATATTCGCCGAAAAATGCCAAAGCGCGCGCAATTCAAAGCCACTAAAAATAACCCGGCCGGCAAGCAGCCCAGGGCAAAAATAACCGTAACGCGTGGCGAAATGTCAGCTATTAGCATGTTTATGGCAGTACGCAAAAGCCGCGCTAAAAATACCAACATTGTTAAAGGTAAGCTGGATATGTCAGCGCTAAATAATGCCGCTGAGCAAGGAAGAGGCCAAAAAGGCGTAACGGTTGGTAAGGGCCGATTTTCCCGGTCATACCCTGGCGCGTTCATTCAAAACGGCAAAGCAAGGGCTACAAACCCCGCTTATAACAAAATGCTCGTTGAAAAATACGGCGCCGGTAAAAACGTATTGGCCGGTAAGCATTTTCAAGTATTGCAACGCAAAGGTAAGAAACCTTACCCCTTAAAAGTTTTAAAAATTCCCATGCACAAAGCGATAACTAACGCGTTTGGTAAAAGCGCCCGCGATATATACCGGGCCGGTGGCCTAGCGTCGCAATTATTCGAACATGAAGTTAAACGAGAAATTAACAAAATGACAGGACTTAGATTGTAATGAGAAAAACAAAAGCAATAAGAAATGCCGCGAAAAATATTGTCGTAACCGCGACCGGCATAGGGACGGTTTACACCAGCCGGTTAATGAATATTGACCCTAGCCAGGTGCCACTTGCCATGGTTTATTTTGACGAAGGCAGCACAGCACTAAAAGGCATGGAAGAACGCGAAACCGACGCTACTTTAATTGTTGAAATTGTCGGTAAAGCCGCGATTGATCTTGACGATGTTTTAGACGACCTAGCCGAACAAGTCGAAACGTTACTTGATGAAAGCGGCCAATTATCAGGGGCAGTAAAAGTTTTGTCGCAAACCGGTTTTAGTTACAACCGAGACGATAATAGCCCCTTTGGCACGATAGCCCTTAACTACCGCGTAAATTTTTAAACCCACCAAAAACCCACAGTAAAAACACAACAAAAGGTAATTATTATGATTGGAGCAGGTACTAAGTTCTTTCGCTCGAACGACGGCGTAGCTTGGACACAAGTAACAAAAGTATTAGATTTAACCCCACCAGGTATGACGCGCAGTTCTTCTGAAAAATCTTATTTAGAAAACACCGCAAACGCCAAGAGCTATGAGCCTGGCATGATCGACCCTGGCGAAATGGAAATCACTTTAGAATTCGCCAAAGCCGACGCCGCACAAGTCGCATTAAAAGGCGACTTCGATACTAAGTCTAACTTTCATTACAAGGTTGTTTATCCAGACAACACTAAGCACACGTTTGAAGGCCATATTACGGATTGGGGTATTGAGTTACCGAAAGAAGAAACCGTTACTCGTAAAATCAAAATTAAGTTATCAACGGTTATATCAGAAGGCGTAGAGGCTTAATTATGAGTTTATTCAAACAGTTTCGAAAGCAAGAAGAACTGGAATTTAAAGGCGAAAAATTTACATTATTCGAGCCGAGCGCATTAGATCGCACGTTGCATTTACAACGCGTTGAAAAAATGAGTGAAGATTCTACGTTTGAAAAAGACGGCAAAGGTAACACCCTAATTACATTGGAAGTGCTAAAGGCTAATTTAGAAAGTAGCGTTGATTTAATCGCTATTTGTTT